AGGTTGCTATGAACACAAACGAAATATTTGATAAATATAATCAAAAAATACATTACGTTGAAGACCTATTGAGAATGCAGTCAAAGGTAATTGTAGAATTAAAAGACCAAATATCTCATCTATTAAAAAATAGAGAATCATTGATTGCACCTATTGATGCAACCTGTATATGTTGTACGATTAAAGCTTCAATAGTTGCAAAGTGTGGTCATTATTTTTGCGATTTATGCGTAGGAAGATTCCATCACGAAGATTGTATCCAATGCGAAAAGAATAAAGCATCTGAAAATGAATAAGTATGCTAAATGGCTAAAAATAGCAGAGCATATAGGTGCTGAATTTTCTACATGCGTTAGAAGGCAATACGCTGCAATTATTCTTTCTGAAGATGGTCGGATAGTAAGTATTGGATACAATGGGTCTCCACCAAATTATGGTCATTGTAATGATGGATTCTGCCCAAGAGCAAGCATGAATGTTGGTCACGGCACTCAATATGATAATTGTATTGCTGTGCATGCAGAGGCAAACGCATTGATGTATTCAGATATATCATTGAGAAAAAATGGGGTTTTAATCGTAAATGGACCCCCATGCTATAGTTGTGCTAAGTTAATATCAACGTCTGGAATATCCAAAGTAATTCATAAATCAGACTCCGAATATGGCAATTATTCGGAATCAGTTGCTATGCTGAATGCTTCAGGTATTGAAGTTATAAGTTTATAGATAGGAAAATATGAATATATTAGTAGACACAGAATGGCTCGGTGAACAGATGGGGGATAAAGCCTCTGAGTTCATAGAGTGTGTTAAGATTGTAGAAGACATAATTAATAGACCAGAACATTATGTAGGTATGCAAGCAATAAAGTACCTTAATGTTCTTGCAGCTTATAGGACAATAATGATTGTAAAGTCACAGGCCTATAAGAGGAAGTCAAGCCTTATGAGTGAGCAAGATAAGTTTGTAAACGATATTTGGAAGACGATGTATGAAGCTCTGACTGAGAATATTAATGCTCTTAAGATAGCAGCGAAGGGAACTTATCAATGAAATCATTAACGGCACTTAGAAAGCCAAAAGAAGTTAAGGTTGAAAAGACCGATGAAGAGAAGAAAATTGAACTTGTAGATGCAATTGATGAATTTCTTGAGAAAAGAAATACACCTCAAATCAAGAAAGTCAACGGATTTCATCCAAGTTATACAAATCAGTGCGGTAGGTACTGGTACTATCTTTTTCAGGGTGTAGAAGTAACTTCGTCATTTAGACCTCAAACATATCGTATATTCGATAATGGCCATGCTGTCCATGAGCGCTTGTATAGTTATCTTAGAGGTATGGGAATACTTGTTGCTGAGGAAATACCAGTAACGCACGAAGATCCACCGATTGAGGGTACTGCTGACGGTATTATTGATTGGTATGGTCATAAGTTAATTGAGTTGAAATCAATAAGTTCAGAGGGTTTTCATTATAGGCAGCTTTATAATAAGCCAAAAGATGAGCATTATAGGCAAGCACAGATTTATATGAGGTGTCTTGACCTTGATGGTGGATATGTTATTTATGAGAATAAAAATAATCAAGAAATTTTACCAATATATATAGACAGAGATGACGCTTTTATTGATAAACTATTTAAGAAGTATAAAGGGTTTTATAAGTCTTATTTAGACAATGAAATACCTAAGCAACCATACAAGAGAACTTCTGCAAACTGTAGTTCTTGCGACTTGGCTGCTATGTGTTGGGGAGAAGGAACTACAGTAAGCGAGTCTTATGAAGAACCTTTCTAATGTTGAATGTTTGTTGAAGAAGAAAGAACTTGTGCAAATCAAGAGTGCTCTAAAAAATTCATAGCAAAAGTATATAACACTATATATTGTTCTCCAGAATGTAGAAAAATAGTAACAAATAAAAAGTTATTAGATAACTACTATGAAAAAAAGAGCAATAAAAATAAAAAAAGAATTTGTAAAACTAATGATTGCGATACAATTCTTTCTCGTTATAACCAAGAAAAAATTTGTGAAGCCTGTAAGAAGGAAAGATATATCAAGAGACTAATCTCTTGGGGTTGGGATGAACAAAAATTAAGGAAGGAGTCATAATGTCTCTTTCTAATTTGTTGAAGAAACCAGAAGAGAATAGAATCCTTGCAATAGATCCTGCATCGCATTCACTTGCTTGGGTAATATTTGATATAGATAAAAAAACAAAAGATATAACTCTGGTTAAGAGTGGAAAAATAGACTACAAGAAAATACCAGACATTGTTGGTAAGTTTAGAGTTATAAGGTCATCAATTGAAAGCATATGTGTAGAGTATTCACCAGATGTAATGGTAATAGAACAATCTATATATGTGCAGAATTTTGAATCAAGTAGGATTATTTCTTATATCATAGGTTTCACTTGGGGAATAGCTGATGAATATTGTAAAAAAATTACTGATGTAAATCCTTTGATTTGGAAAAATGGAATTGGATATAAGAATGTTACAAAGAAAGAAATACTTGAATTGGAAAAAAATGGTGAATCTGGTTCACCTGCATTAAAAGCTAAAAAAGAACGTAAAAAGCGTGTTAGAGATATTGTCGCTCCATTTTTTAAGAATGACGAAATTGGTCTGAGAGATGATGATATTATAGATGCTGCCGGGATTGGTCTTTGGTATATAAAGAAAAACATACTGATATAGATGGCAAACGAACCATATAAAGATAAAAACTTCTTATACGAAATGTATGTCACAAGAAGAATGAATCTTACAGATATCTGTAAACATTTAAAGAATAGTTATAATATTGAAGTGACACCGCAGGCTATATACAACTGGGTCAAAAAATACGATTTGTTAAAGTTCAGAGGCAAAGGTAGGGTTTTGAAGCAGGGCGGTCAGAAAAGACCAAAATCCCCAGCCCAAAAAAGAGTTGAAGAGAAAAGAAGAGAAATGCAAAAAAGAAAAAGAGCACAAAAGAAAGGTCGAATGTGAGAAGGTCTGTAAATACTAAAGATATGTTTTTATTTTCTAAACTTGATATGGTTTATAACCAAGTTAGAATGATAGAAGCAAAACAGAATACAACAGAATTTAAATGCTTGGGATCTGGTAATAGGATTACGAGTCCATATGGCTGAATGTGCAAATATCGCATTCAGATTACGTCAACAATACTATCTCACTCTAGAAGATAAAGGACAAGAAGTTGCTGATGAGTGGATGAATGGTGTTGTCAATGATTTGAGAAATGCTATGTATGATGAGGATTGGCAGCCAAATGGTGAAACAACGAGGCATTGTGTATTTTATAAAGGTGGATGCACTATTTATGGATACAGGCCTATGGTGTGTAGAACATTTGGAACGATCACTACAGTTGACAGCACTTGTCCAAGAATTAGGAACGAACATGGAAGCATAAATTATTTTGCAGGTGATGGAGTTGTCAGAATAATTAAAGATTTTCAGTCATTGTTGAAAGAATACTCTGATGACAAAGATAGTTCTTACAATATGGTCGTCTATATGCCATTAGGAGTTCTTAGCTTTTTGCTATCTACTGAAGAACTTGAACATCTTTCTAAAAATACTGACGAGAAGTTTTGGAAAGGCGTTATTGGTTGGTTCAACTATAGAGTTGAATTTACTAAAGAACATGGATATAACCTTGATGAATTAAGAGAGTTTGCTAAAGAAAAAGGGCTTGATTTAAGCTTTCCACATTAATTTGCAATAATATTTAAAATAACTAATCAAACTCATCTGTTAATGATTTATTTTTTGCTAATGTAATCACATGAACAGAAAACTGACCGACAACGAAACACTGGTCGTCTTTGCTAAGACGAATAAGATTACGATCTACCGAGTTGTTTCTAAGTAATAAATATTAAACAAGCAAAAGCCCCCGAAAGGGGGCTTTTGTGCTTATTAAGGCAATTAAATCCATATCAATATGATAGAATATTGTATCGGTAAACTACATGTCTAATATTGAAGAATATAAAGAAAAAACAATACTTGATAAAATTCGTGATATTGAAGAAGCTGGACTTCTTGCTGTTAAAGGTTATGCATATCATGAGATTGCATCGCTACTAAGCATAAGCACATCTCAGGCAAAAGAATATATATCGGAATATAAGAAATTAATAAATAAACAAGCTGAAGA